TCTATGCCAACGTTCCGGCCTATGTTGGTCGAGTCGGCGCTGGCGAACGGAAGCCGCGTGAACACCTTGGGGTTCAGCATCCGAAGGCCGTGCAGCTTGCACAACGGCCGCCCCTGCGCGTCGCAGGCCGCCGTCATGGCTTGGCCGATGCGGCGCCACCAGAGATCGTTGCCTACCACGGAGTACTCGCCGGAGCTACCGATGCAGACCCTGGGGTACTGGTTAACCAAGCGGTCGAGGCGGTCCAGCGTTTCGTGCATGTGCCAGACCGGCGCGCCGAACCACAGCGGCAACGGCCATTCGTCCAGCAGCGCGTCGTTCGCCGCCTCGTCGCCGTCTATGACGTCGGGAATGACCGCGAAGTCGCAGGACGGGACGCGGCGGCACGCCTCGGCCCACTCGTAGAACGGACGCCAGTCCTTGACCGGCGCCCCCGCCTTCCATGCCGAGAAGGCGCCGTTGTCCACGGCGAAGGACTGGCACACGCTCACGGCGATGCCGAGCTGTTCCGCGTGGGCGAAGCTGATGAAGGCGTGGCCCGCACTGATGGCGTGCGCCGCCGCCGTCGTCGGCGAGATGGGTAGCCCGTGGTAATGTATCATAGCGTCATGGCCCAGGCATCCACCTGCTCCTTCGTCCAGAGGCAGGCGTACCGCTGCCCCATGCGTTCCATCTCTTGCGCGAACAGCTTCTGGAGCGGCTCCAACCGGCCGCCCTTCGTCTTCAGCTCGACGAACCAGGTCTGCCCGCCAGGCAGGCAGACGATCCGGTCGGCCACGCCGCGGTGGGTGACCGACCGAAACTTGTAGGCGACGCCGCCCAGCCGGGTGACATGCCAGACCAGATGGCGTTCAATCTCGCTCTCGCGCATGTCCGACGGATAGCACCACAGAACCTCTTGCACAACAGGTTCTGTTGTCATAGGATGCGGGCAAGCGAGGTTCAGTAGAGGGCGAGATGGCAGCACACTCCAACATCGTCGGCGGTTCAACCGCCAAGCGGGTCATGCGGTGCCCCGGCTCCGTCAAGCTGGTGCAGCAGATGCCGCCCCGCCCCTCCTCCCGCTACGCTGACGAGGGCACCCTCTGCCACTCCATCATGGAGGGCGTGCTGGCCAACGACCTCAAGCCGGAAGACTACCTGGGCGACACCTTCGGCAGCGCGACGGTGACGCAGGAGCTGATCGACACCAAGATCCGCCCGGCCTTGGCGGCTCTGGGCGAGATCGACCCGAACTTCGACATGACCTACGAGTGCGAGGCCGTCGTCGGCTTCGGTGACGCGCTGCCCGGCGTCTTCGGTTCGGCCGATCTGGTCGGCCGCATTGGCGACACGGCCATCGTGCTGGACTGGAAGTTCGGGGACGGCGTGGACGTCGCGGTCGAGGAAAACCCGCAGGCGATGTTCTACGCCGCTGCGGCGATGCGGACGCCGAAGGTCGCCTGGGCCTTCAAGGGCGTCACCAGCATTGAGTGCATCATCGTCCAGCCGACAGCGGCCGTGCCGGTGAAGTGCTGGCGTACGACGCCCAACCGCATCCGCGACTTTGAACGGCAGTTGTTCGCCGCCGTGAAAGAGGCGCTGGGGCCGGAGCCGTCCATGGAGACGGGCGACCATTGCCGCTGGTGCGCCGCCAAGCCGGTCTGCCCGCTGCTGACGGGCGCCGTGGACCGGGCGCTGAAGACCAGCCTCCAGAACATCGACGCCGCCCGGCTGGGCGAGATGCTGGAACAGGCGCCGCTGATTGAGGAGTACCTTGCCAGCGTGCGGGCGCTGGCGCAGCAACTTCTGGAGAACGGCGAGCCGGTGCCCGGCTTCAAGCTGGTGCAGAAGCGCGCGACCCGCCAATGGGTTGACGTGGACGAGGCGCAGGCGGCGCTCGTGGCGCTCGTCCTTAAGGAAGCGGGGCTTGGTTTTGAGGACACGGAATTGATGGAGACGAAGCTGGTCAGCCCGGCGCAGGCCGAGAAGGCGCTGAAGAAGCGCAAGATCGAACTGCCGGACGAACTGGTCGTCGCCGTCTCGTCAGGCACCACGCTGGCCCCGGAGAGCGATCCCCGGCCTCCCGTGTTGCAGATCGGCCGCCAGTTGGCGGCTGCTCTTGGTAAGATCGTCTAAACGCGAAAGGACAGTACAATGAACGAAGTCACGAAGTTCGGTAACGCCAACCTCCCGTCCGTGCAGTCGCTCTCGCAGTCCCTGCGGGCGCTCAACACGGGCACCACGCTCGGCAACACCGTCATCCTCAAGATGGACAAGACCGGCCACTGGGTCTTCGGCGCCGACCAGACTGAGGTCGAGGCCGACAGCCTGTGGGCCATCAACCCGTTCAGCTTCACCCACGGCTACATCGCTTGGGGTGACGGCGAAGTGCTGGGCGAGAAGATGGTGTCGGTGCAGCAGCCGCTGCCCGAGCTGGAGCCGGCGCCGCCGCAGTCGAAGCGGGGCTGGGAACCGCAGGTCGGCATGTCGCTGAAGTGCGTCAACGGCGAGGACAAGGACATGGAAGCCCGCTTCTCGACGACCTCGGTCGGCGGCAAGCGCGCCGTGCAGGTGCTGGCGCTCGCCATCGCCACGCAGGTGGAGAAGGACCAGTCCAAGCCGGTGCCGGTGGTGCGGCTGAAGAAGGAACACTACACCCACAAGAGCTACGGCCGCATCTACACGCCGGTGTTTGAAGTGGTGGAGTGGGTCAGCCTCGACGGCCCTGACGCGGAGGCCCCTGCCCAGGAGCCCGCCGCCGAGGAGCCAGCCCCGGAGGCGGGCCGCCGTCGTCGTCGCACGGCCTGAGAAGGATCGGCCCCCAGCGCAAGCTGGGGGCCGAAACCTTGGGGGATCACAGATGAAGCATGTCGTGGGCTTGAGCGGCGGTAAGGACTCTACGGCCTTGGCGCTACGGCTGGCCGAGATAGAACCGCGGGACTACGAATACATCTGCAATGAGACGGGCAACGAACTGCCCGCGATGCAGGACCACTGGAAGAAGCTGGAAGACCTGCTGGGGAAGCCGATCCTTCGGGTCCGCTACACGAAGGATCTGGAGGGCACCATCCGCCAGATGAACATGCTGCCCAGCGTGTTCGCGCGGTGGTGTACCCGCGTGCTGAAGATCCAGCCGACCATCGCCTACATGGAGAAGCTGCCGCCCGGTTCCGTTCTGTACGTCGGCCTCCGCGCCGACGAGGAGGAGCGGAAGGGGCTGTACGGCGAGGACATCACCATCCGCTTCCCCATGCGGGAGTGGGGCTGGAAAGAAGCCGACGTGTGGGCCTACCTCGACAAGCGCGGCGTCTGCATCCCGAAGCGGACGGACTGCGCCTGGTGCCCGTACCAGCGCCTCGGTGAGTGGCGCGATCTGCACCAGAACTACCCCGACCTATGGGCGCAGGGCGTCGCGCTGGAGAAGGAGATGGGCGCGACGTTCCGCAGCCCCGGACGCGACACTTGGCCGGCAGACCTAGAGGCACTCGGCCGCGAGTTCGCCAGCGGCCGTAAGCTGCGCGAGTACAAGCGGGGCGAAACCTGCCGCGTCTGCTCCCTATGATCCTTTGGCTCGACTTTGAGACGCGCAGCCGCTGCGACCTGACGAGCGCCGGCGCGTACAACTACGCCCAGGATGCCAGCACCGAAGTGCTGTGCATGTCCTACGCCTTCGGTGACGAGGAGGTCACGACCTGGCTGCCCGGCCAGCCCTTCCCCGACCGGGTGGCGCAGCACCAGGGCCAGATCCGCGCCCACAACGCCGCCTTTGAGCGGATGATCTTCTGGTACGTCCTGGCCCCCGACCAAGGCTTCCGCGAGCCCGCGCTGGAGCAGTTCTACTGCACAGCCGCGCAGGCCCGCGCCAACTGCGGCCCCGGTAGCCTGGAGGACGTGGGCCGCTTCGCTGGCGCGTCCATGAAGAAGGATCACCGCGGCGCCCAACTGATCCGCGCGCTGTCCATCCCCCGCCCCGACGGCACCTTCCGCGAGGACGCGGCGCTCCTGGCCGAGATGGTGGCCTACTGCGAAACCGATGTCCGGGCGATGCGCGCCGTCAGCAAGGCGATGCGCGATCTGTCCGATGAGGAGCTGCTGGACTACCACGTCAACGAGCGCATCAACGACCGGGGCGTCCTGGTGGACACGGCGCTCTGCCAGGCCGCCGTGCGCTACGCTGGCGAAGAACTGGTCGAGATCGAGCAGACCGTCCGCGAGGTGACGGCGGGCGCCATCACCAGCGTCCGCAGCCCCAAGATGCGGGCGTGGGTCGAACACCGGGTCGGGCCGCAGGCCCGCAAGCTGATGGTCGTCCACAAGGACGGCGAAGCCAAGGTGTCCATCGACAAGAACGTCCGCGCGAACCTGCTGGTCCTGGCCGCCGAGAACCCGGAAGAAGTGCCGCCTGACGTTGCCGAGGTCATCCAATGCGCGGACGACCTCTGGGCCAGCAGCGTGGCGAAGTTCAACCGGCTGGCCGAACTGGCCGACCCCGAGGACCAGCGGGTCCGCGGCGCCTTCGTCTTTGCCGGCGGGGCCGCGACCGGCCGCGCGTCCAGCTACGGCGCCCAAGTCCACAACTTCCCCCGCAAGTGCGCCGCCGCGCCGGATGACGTCCGGCAGGCCATGGTGCGGGGCCACCAGATCGTCCCGGCCTACGGCAAGCGGGTGACGGACGTGCTGAAGGGGATGCTGCGCCCGGCGCTGCTGCCCGCCCCCGGCAAGGTTCTGATCGCGGCCGACTGGTCGGCCATCGAGGCGCGGGTGAACCCCTGGCTGTCGAAGACGAACAGCGGCGCCGAAAAGCTCGGGATCTTTGAACGCGG